CGAGGGTTCCTGAAGGCCAATATTGAGCGAATTGCTTTTGCTTGTTTATCGGGTTGGTGTAAGTGCAACCTAAGAAGATACCGACGGTTTGGTTCAGACCAGTGCCAGTAGAAACTGAGGCGCGGGTTACATTACCACGCGATAATACAACGAAATCACCGTAGAAGATGTCAGTCGCGTAACCGTACTGGATGTTGTACATGCGGGTAGAACCTGCAAATACTTGACCTCCAATAAGGTTTTGCGGTAGCAAACCATACGGCGCTGATACGACAGGATATGCCATAAAAACTCCTAATTATTTAACGCCATTACCAAATCCCCCGCGTGTTACTGAAGACTTGCGGTCTGCAAATAACGGCATACGGGGGTCATTTTGTCGCAAAAAGCTATTGTCCACCGAGTCCATCTGGTTTTGAGCTTCGCCGTTGAAATAATCAGCCATAGCTTCTGCCTTCTCGGTAGGAATCTTGCAAAGCATGAGTCCACCAATTTCGACATTACCTGACTTATCATTACCAACGATCATAAGCTCTGGATGATCCTCTGCCTTTACCGGAACATACCCATCACGCATTTTGCGTGATACGTTTGTCCGCATTACTTCTGCGTTGCCGTGTACCGCAGTCGCTATCCAGCGATATGTGTATCCGGGTTCAGGAGTAGGGTCGGGCAAAGCACTCGACGGTTTATAAACATAGCGAACAGATTTATCGCGGGTAGAAATATCACGGGGATCACGCGTTGCCATTTTGGGCCTCCAACTTTGCTACTTGAACAGCATATTGCTGCGGGGTTAAACCGAACTTCTTAGCCAGCGCTGCCGCTGTCCTCGTAATTTCGACTCGTTTTACTCCAGACGAACGTGTCGAAGGAGCTACCACAGATGCAGGTCGGCGACCTTCATTTTGGCTACGCCCGAAAACTTCGGGAAATTTACCTCGTATGCGAGCATCAATTTGCTCGTAGTAATCGTCCATGCGGGGGTCAATCCCCGAATTAACTAGCTTTTGGTGCAGCCCTAGTGAGTAGCTGGTAACTTCTTCAAACCCCTCAGCGCCGAACCACTGGTTTTTTGCCTGCCAGCGCAGTGCTTTTTCGTCGGGCTGCACCTGTTTGGGTGCGGGTTGTTGCGTTTGTACACTATCACTGATGGTTTGTAAAGAGGGTGGGCGATAATTTTTTGCCGCCTCCAGACGAAACTTAGCGTCAGTCATAGCTTCCTGCGCCGCAATAATAGCATCAGTGTCAAAGGCTTCTTGCGCCTCTTTAAACTGACGGCGGGCTTTTTCCATCTCCCCTTCGGCTGCGCTAAGCGACGAAACGGCTAGGTTTTTTGCCCCATTTTCCGCGTAGCCTTTAAGCTGGCGGTTTTCTTTAAGCAAACTTTGGGTGAAGTCTTCCAGTTCCGCCTTTTCCCGCAAAACGGATTCTTTGACCCGGCGCTCGTCGTGACGGGCGTGGGTAAGCTCCTTGATGCGTGATTTGACTTTATCTGAATATGACTCAATTTCTTCGTCCGTGGGGTCAGCCACTTCCCGATCCAAGGGCTTGCGGCCCTTATCTCGCTCTGGCGTGTCGTCAACGATGTCTATTTCAACATCATCATCTTTGGACAACACATCCACTTCAATCTTGTCTTCCTGCTCATCAGGAAATTTAAACTTGTCCATATATAACTCCTTTACGCACGGCTTAAGCCGCGTGGGTCTTGCACAACAGCATCAACTTGGTCGTCGTTGATGAGACGGAACTCCTTACCAAAAATCTTAAAACGCGTACCAGAATAGGTACGTACCAGCACAAAGTCGCCCGGACTACACCACGGCCCTGTAGGGAACTTGGCTTTATCGGCATACGCATCAGCACCAACTTTAATGACGAACAACACCGTAGAGGCGTGCTCTTCTTGGCGCATACTGGCGGTATCTCTTACGAGATCCAGTGATGTTCCTGCAATCTTTTGATCGACTTCAGGCACAGCACACAGTATTTTCCACCCTTGTGGGGTAGGTAGCTGCGTGGCTTTTTCCTCGGCGGTTGCCTCGGGTTCAGGCAGTGCAAAAGCACCGGGGGACAGATCAATACTATTCATCTGAGTTTTCAGCTTTCTTTAGCAGGTCAATAAGATAACGCTCTGCAAGGGCTAGACCCGAGATAACCCCACAGAGTTTTTGATACTCGTCAAAAGTGCGACACGCACCCCCCGCCATGTCGTCCGTATAGTTGTTCATGTCTGTACGTATTTGTTCGCGCAATACGCGTGCGAAATCTTGGATCATGGAGTACTTTCTGGTTTAGCTACGTTAGCTACTGTTTGGATCGTCTCAATTTTCTGCTTCTGTCTGTCCTTTGCCATCTGCGCACCAAGTTTTATTCCGGCGTGCTCTTGGTCAAAAGTTTGCTTTTCCTGACTCTGTTTAATCTGCGCCCCCATTTGCATGCCTTTGAGTTGCATGTTCGCTTCAAACTCGCTTTGCTTAAGTTGGTTAGTATCTTGTTTTGCGGCGGCATCTATGGCAATGCGGGTCGCATCCAGTTTCATTTTGCCCTGCATCCCTGCTTGCTCCATCTGCAAACGTGTTTGATCTAACTGCAACCGTGCCTGCTCAAGCTGGGTTTTAAGCTGCAACTCGCCTTGCTTGATCTGCAACTCGCCTTGCTTTAGTTGCAACTCTTGCTGCTGCATCTGCACCAACGGGTCTTGGGCTTGCTGTTGTGATTGCTGCTGGGCTTGCTGCTGCTGGTTAACTTGCAGTGCTTGCTGCGCGGCTTGGGCAATCATCTGTGACAACGCCTGCTCAATCTCCGGGGCCATCTGCTCGTCATCCTTGGGCAAGGACATCCCCAGTTGCTCTTCGATTTGCTTGCGATACAGGAACCCAGCATGCTCGGCTACGTGCGCCAAGAGGGCGGCACTCATGATTTGGGCTTTAGGGTTTTGACCAATGGCTTGCATTATCACGGGGTCTTGGGTCATGCCCATGTGCACCGCTATGTGTGACTTATGGTCTTGGTGCAAGAACGCTTTGACTGGCTCACCCTTGAGGACGGCCATGTTCTCCCTGACAGGATCAACAGGCTTCATATCGTCGGGCATCGGCACGAGCTTGTCGGCGTTCTTTATCCCCAAAATCTCCAGCATGTTGCGGTGCAACTGGGGCATGTTGTAAATGTCTGGTGCAGACTGGGCCATCTGCATGACCGCTTGGTACTGCACAACCCGCTGGCTCAAGGTAGCTGCGTTGGGGTCGCTGACCGGGATGACATCTACGTGGTCGTAGTCTTTTTTCTTGGCTTTTGGCGAACCACCTTCGGGTGTGTAGTCGTACTTTTCTTCCGTGTAATCACGAATAATCACGGACAAAAGGCGCAATTCTTGCTTAAATGCATAGTGCAGCCGCGCTTGCACAGCCGTCATTACCTTTAAGCTGCGCTCAAGAATTGCCAGCGTTGTGCCCACCGGGGCGTTGGCCGACATGTCACTCACCTGCATATCTGCTGTGGATGCAAAGTTGCGCCCCTCTTGCACTACCTTATCTAATAGTGCTGCCAGAACTTGACTTGGCTCCTTGTACGGCAAGGGCATGATGTTGTCGCGCAGCGCTCCCGAGCCAATGTCCACATCGCGCCACTCGCCGGGGGAGATGGGGGTGTCATCGCCTTTGATCCGCAGACCACGGGCTTTGAGGCCACCGGGCAGGTTTGATAGGGTTCCTGCGTCTATCAACTGGCGCATCAAGGATGTGGCCGACTTAGCAAACCCGCCGATCAAATGGAACAGGCCAAAGCCGTAAGCACCAAAGCCGGGGATGTACTGGTAGTGTACAAAATGCTGGCGCTTTAGTTTGAGCTTGTCGTCCTCCAACCAGTTGCGCCGGATGGCAAGCACCGTGTTGTCGCCCTTAATCATGGTGACCACGTACGGCAGGGCAATGCCCTCATCGTCATTCTCGCCGTCTTCATCTTCGCTGTCAGCCTTGTCGTCGTACTCGCTTAAGTCCAAATCTACGTGGCACTCATAAAGAACATAGCGGTCATCGTTCAAATCCGTAAAACCTGTTTCCTTGTCCTTGGCTTTTTGGATGTTGGTGGAATCCTTGTTGGGATCAGGTAAGTCCACATCCAGATAGAACCCAGCTTTTTGCAGCTTCAGTATCTCGTTCTTGGTCTTGCGCATCACATGCGTGAGGCGGTAGCAGGTGTCCAAGTCCGTAGCACCGTAGGGCAAGAGCATGTCCTCGGCTGGGATAAATGTAGAGACAGGCCGATTTAAGTTGGGGTCAAAGTAGACCTTTTTAAACGCAGAGCCGGTAGCCGGAAGGCTCCACAGCATGCGTTCTTGTTCAGGCCGGAAATCGCGCATAACCTCCGTCAACTCGTAGTTCATGTCCTCCTCAACCCGCGCTGCGGCCTGCGTCTTCTCAGGTGTTTCCTTACCGACGATCTTGGTGCGCACAGGGCCAGAGGCCGGGAACATCTCCGTAATGGTCTCGCTTTGGAAGCGCACAACCGCTTCGGTAATCATTGGGTGAAACACACCGCTGGCTCCGTTCCACGGCTCCGTGCGCTCTTCGTACTGAAGGCCCAACAGCTTTAACCCCTCGGTGTACGCTTTTTCCCAGTCCTTGCGGCTTGAAATATCGTTGTCAATATCTGAGGACAAGTCCCCGGCTATCTTACTTAGTACGCCGTCATCCATGTCCTGCGCAATGTTGTCGCTAAAACCTTCTGTGTCGTCCCCCGGCCTTATGCTCAGTTCCATGCCGCCAATACCGATGTTCACTTCCTCGGGGTCAATGATCTCAATCTCAAGGGGCTCCTCATCTTCTGCAAGCGCGTCAATCCCCATTGGTTGCTGGTACAGGGATTTATCTACGTTGGTTGCCATGATCTGTCCTTAGTAATAAGCAGCTTGTCTGCGTCTAAAAATCTGGGGGTCGTCTTTCTCGTCACTGTCCAGCCGGATAAAACCACCTTGACGGTAGCGCAGCAGGGCTTGGGTGGTCGTGTCCACATAGTCGTCGTTCTCCCCCACAGGGAAAGCTGCGATCTCCTCGATCACTTCCCGTGCCCAGCGTGTGTCGGGAGCCCAGACTTTACCAGAGAAGAATAGGTCAGCTACGGCGCTAAGCCGTACTGCTTTGTCGTTGCCCCGGCTGGGGCTGAACTCTTGCACGGGGATGCCCATCTGCCTTAATTCTTGTATCAGCGGAGCGCCTGCGGCCTTTTTCTCCACAATAAACGCATCAGGCTCCCAGTCTTTGTAGTGCTTGAGCGCAACTTGTTTGAGTTCGGGGAAAGTCATCCGGTCTTTAAACGCATCTAGCAGGATTACCTGCGGCTCATCACGTTCTTCCTCGTTATAGAACACGCCCCATGTAGTGCAGGCGCTGTAGTCGGAGTTGTTCTTGGTTTCAAAGGCCGTATCCCAGCTTTGGAGCACGTACTCACACTTGGGCGGGTCGTCTTTGGCCCAAGTTCTCCAAAACCTACGCTGCACAACCGCCGAAGTCTCCGCATTGGGCTGCTGCATGTACTGCGCGTTCCAATATCGGGGGTCAATGGACGCTTTTGTTGATTTAAGCTGCTCCAAAGGCCACTGATCGGGCCAAAGTGACTTTTCCTCGGGGGTATCTTCGTTCAATATAGCCGGAAGCTCCACGATCTCCCAAGGAACTGAGTCAGGATTCTTGGTTTGGTAGGTAAGCAGGCGTCCGGTCAGGTCAAGCAGCGACCAACGGGTCATGATTACGATGATTGCCCCTCCGGGCATCAGGCGCTGCAAGGGGCCGGTCTGGAACCACGACCATGCGGTGTCAAATGCTAGACGACTGTTGGCTTTTACGTCCTGCTCCGAGTGCGGGTCGTCGATAAGGAACAAATCCGCCCCCCTTCCGGCCAGCGCACCGCCCACACCGGCTGCGTAGTACTGGCCTCCAGCGCTGGTTGACCACTTGCCTGCTGCTTTTTGGTCGTCGGCTACCCTTGTGCTGGGGAAAATGTCCTTGTACTCGTCGCTGTCAATCAAATTTCGCACCCGCCGACCAAAGTCCTCGGACAACCCGGCGGTGTGCGTGCCCATGATGATCTTCTTCTCAGGGTATTTACCTAGGAAGTACGCGGGGAATAGGTAACTGCTGAACTCTGACTTACCCATACGTGGGGCGATGTTGATAATCACCCGTTTTTTCTTGCCCTCGATCACATCAGTGAAGATTTTTGCCAGCTTCCTGTGATGCGGCCCGGTTTTGAACCCCGGATAGGCGTAGTTGGCAAAGCCCAATATATTAGTTTGCGCTGCCAAGAGCGTAGCGCGGCGCTCCCGGACTTCTAAGTCTGCAAACAACTCTATCTTGTCCGCAACGGACATCGTAGGTAAGGCCCGTTGCAAAGCCTCAAGCTCAGGTTTTGTCAGGGAAGTGATTTGCTCAGGCGTCATGTACGTCTGTTATTTCTTGAATATCTACCACGCCCATGAACTTGGAGAGCTTGTCCTTAATGCGCTGGTCAAGCTCGTTATCCGTCAGGGTTTCTTTTTTCACCTCAATTTTGTCGGTGAACAGCCCAATCTCGGTTACCTTGCCCAGCAGCCCAAGGGCTTTTAGCCGGATGTTGGCGCTGGGGTTCTTGGTTTCCTCTACCAACTGGGCTACCGCGTAGCCGCGCAACTGCTGCGCTTGGTGAATAAACTCCCAGTCATAGGCAGTAAGCATGCCCACAAGGTGCTGGACGGCCTCGGGTGTTTTGATTTGGGCGATGGTTGTATGGGTGATCTGCGTAGGGGCGTTGGTAATGAGGTTGGCAAACGTAGAACGTGCCGCGTCTTGGTCTAGCTGGGTGGTTATGGTGTCTGAATCTACCGCGCCCAGTTCTGCCAACCAGTCCTTGGTCTTGATTTTGGCGTCAAGCGCTTGCGCTGGAGTCACCTCATCGGTGTCCAGTATGTGCTCCGAACTGTTGTTAAAAACATTCGGTTCAAACTCAATCAGGTGGTCAAACATGCGTAAGCCCTTGCAGCCTCGTTAGGGGAAGTATATACTCAGTTCCGGTGATTGTGCAACTTTGCGCATTTGCTTCTCCTTGAGTGAGCTTGACGGCTCATTTTTAAACCCTTGGTTTGCGCCGAGGGTTTTTTTTCGTTTGGTAATGTCTAACTTTAGACAAGGGGTTGTTTAGGATTTTTATAATTTTTGGGGCTGGGGTGATTTGAAAGATAGGGGGGTGTTATTGGAAAAATAGATTTGCGGCTGAGAAACAGTGTTTATGGCTACGTAGCATG